ATCGTAGAGCCGCTGCCATTCCGGCGCCTCACCCTGCAGCGCCCACGTTTCGCCGAGGACGGTGTTGACGAACACCTGGAGTAACGCCGGGTTCTTCTGCGCATCGGCAAACATCTGCGCCGCGTCCGCCCAGCTGAACCAACCGACCGGGGAGTAGAGGCTGGACAGATGGAAGCCCGCCGCCTTTCCTTGCCCCGGTGCTGCCGGCCGCCACTGTCCTCGCGCCAGCATCCAGTGCTTCTGGTGATTGTCGATTGTGCCGCCGCAGTGCTCACATATGTACACCGCGAGCTGTGGCTCTCCTGCAGGCCACCGCACCTGGGCGAACTTCAGCGTCTGGTATCCCTGACAATGCGGACACGGCACCCAGTAGTAGCGCTGGTCGCTGTCCTCGAAGCACGCTTCAATTCTGCTCCGCCCGGTGATCTTTGGCGTCGAGATCATAAACACCTTCCGCCGCGCGAACGTGCGGGTTCTGGCCAGCGCCAGGTTGACGGGATCTCCCTCGCCGTCGACGTCGCCGGGGTAGGCGTCCACCTCGTCGAGGAACAGGTAACGGGCCGCCATCGAGCGCAAACCCACGGCGGAATTGGCGCCGGTCATGACGAGAATGCCGCCGGGGAATTCTTTCGCCAGCATTGTGTTGCCGGAGTCGCGGGACCGCGGATCGTTAACAAGTTCCCGAAGGACCGCACTCTCCTCGATCAGCGGGTCGATGCGCTGCTTCGAGTTGCGCTTTGCCAGGTCGTGGGTCGGCATGACGGATAGCATCGGACCGGGCGCCTGATGAACGACGTACCCGATCCAGTTGTTGCCACATTCGGTTCCACCCAGCTGCGCTCCTTTAATAAGGACGACGGTCTCCACCGGCAATGATGGAGACAGGCAGTCCATGATCTCGCGCAGGTAAGGCGTGCGGTCGGTGCGCCAGGGTCCGGGTTCGGCCGACGCCCGCTGCGATAGGGTCCGATACTGGTCCGCCCACTCCGACACCGTGAGCAGCGGATCGGGGAGAGCCCCTTCCGCCGCCGCTACCGAATAAATCTCTTCAGCGGTTGGCATCGGCAAACTCCGTCAGCGCCTTGCGAATCTCGGCTGAGAGCAACTCGTGAACCTGCCGTGGATTGGTCTCAGCGGCCAACACCGCCGCCAGCCGGTCGGGGATGTTCAGCATGCCGTCACGGAACTGGCGGAACCGATTGAACGAGGCTACCTTGACCTCGTCGGCGCTCACCAATTTGTCGGTGCGTTCCTCGAAGTCGATCTTCGCCAGACGTGCCAGGTACGTCTCCCGCACCGCTCTGGCTTTGGAGTACTCCAGCCCGGATTCGAGTCTTGGCTGTTCGCTGGGTTCGCGCGCCGAGGTGGGGATGGGAGAGGCGGAGTGATGATGGATGGTCTGCGGCGACGCGGCCGACTTCACGGGCGCAACGGCCCCCGTCGTCGGCGTTGACGCTGGTTGCGGGCGCGGAGCGGTGTTGCTCGCCCAGTTCGCATCAGCCACATCAGGGTCGAGGCGGCCATCTTCCCGCGCGGCGATCCTGCCGGACTTCAGGGCCTTCTGCACCGCACGCAAACAAACACCCCGGTGCCGGGCGTACGCGCGGAGGCTCATCGGCTCCATGCTCACTCCACCCGCTCGGCAGCGACCTCGTCAAAGGAGCGGTCGTCACTCTCCAGCACGGCCTGGTGCCCGGTGTATTCCTGCCAGCGCTTCACTATCACGTCCGCGTACTTCGGATCCAACTCCATCAGCCGGGCATTTCGATTCCGCCGTTCGCAAGCGATCAGCGTCGACCCGGACCCGCCGAACAGATCCAGCACGCAGTCCCCGCCCTTACTGCTGTTGAGTAGCGCCCGGTCGATCAGCTCGACCGGCTTCATGGTGGGGTGGAGCCGATTCGCCGCCGGCTTCTTCTCCTGCCAGAGCGTGGATTGGGACTTGTCGCCATACCAGGCGTCGCTCTGCCCGGCGACGTGGCAATAGAAGATCGGCTCGTGCTGGAACTTGTACCGGCCAAAGCCCCATGCGAACGTGTTCTTCGCCCAGATGATTTGGCACCGCACTTCGAAGCCGGATCCTTCCAACGCGTCCTGGAACTCCCGCTGGGCGGAAGAAGGGTGGCAGACGTAAAACGAGACCCCTGGCTTGACCACTGTCCGGTAGGCGGCGAATGTCTCGTGCAGGAATACGAAGTACTCTTCCGGCTTCATCCGGTCACCCTCAATCTTCAGCTTTTCGTCGGTATAGCCAATGTAGGCCACGTTGTAGGGCGGGTCGGTGAAGACCAGGTCAGCCTTCTCATCGCCCATCAGCCGCCGGACCGCCGCGGTATCGGTCGCGTCCCCGCACATCACCCGATGTTCGCCGAGCACCCAGAGGTCGCCCGCCCGACTCACCGGCCGCGCCGGTGCCTCCGGCGCCGCGTCCTCATCCGTGTGTCCTGGCCGGGCTTCTTCCGGATCGCGAAGGATCTCCTCCAACTCCTTGTCCGAGAACCCGATCACGTCGAGCCCGAATCCTCCCTCCTCCAGCGAGTCCAACTCCACCCGCAGCATCTCCATGTCCCAGCCGGCGTTGAGGGCGAGTTTGTTGTCGGTGAGCACCAGCGCGCGCCGCTGAGCTTCCGTCAAGTGTCCGAGGACAATCACCGGCACCTCGTTCATGCCCAGCTTCCTGGCGGCGAGCAGTCTGGCGTGTCCGGCGATCACCACGCGGTCTGAGCCGACCAATATCGGATTCGTCCAACCGAATTCGATCATGGACGCAGCGACCTGGGCGATTTGTTCGGGGCTGTGAGTCCGGGCATTGCGCACGTAAGGGATAAGCTGATCGATCGGCCAGAATTCGATCTGCAACCCGGTGATGTTCATCTGGCACCTCCAACGGAGACCTTTCCGAAACCGGTGGCGCTGCTGCTTGGCGACGGCGACGGAGAGGCCGGATCGACTCCTCGGACAGATGCCACAGCGCGCAGCGGTTGGTTCGTCTCCGCGAGCACCGGCTCTACACCGACCAACCCGGCGATACGGCGCAGGACGACGTCACAATAACCGGGGCTGATCTCGACGCCGTAACCGATTCGGTCGAGGACCTGGGCCGCAGCGATGGTGGTCCCACTCCCCGCAAACGGATCGAAAACAATGTCGCCAGCGTCCGAGAACGCCTTCAGGAAGAACTCCGGGAGTGCTCGTGGAAAAGGCGCGGAATGCGAACCCTGCTCGCCTTCTGCCCTGGCTTCAATCACGTTGCTCGGCCACGCAACTCCGGTTGTTGTGGAGGCGCCGTGCCCGAGAAGCCCGGACCCGCTCGACGCTGACGGGTTGTCGGGAGAGTACAGCACGACTTGGTCGGAGACGTGGCCAGCCGCCAAAGGTCGAAACTTGATCTCCTTCTCTCTGCAGAAGTGGAACACCGGCTCCCACGCGTTCTTCAGACGGTTGGGCCACTTACCGGGCACCCCGTTCGCCGTATTTCGCCAACAGAACTCATCGACGAAGCGCCACCCCCACTGGCGCTTGTGGGTGGTGACCAGATCCTTCACGTACAAGTTCCGTTCGCCCTCCTCGGAATGCTCCTTGATGTTGAGGAAGTACGAGCCGTCGGATGCCAGGACTGAAGCGATGTTGGCCGCCACCGGGGCGAACCATGCGACGTAACGCCACGGCAATACCGGCTCGAATCCGCTGGACGCATCGTACTGGCGTTGCTTGGCGTAGGGTGGTGAGGTAACGACCAGGTTGGCGCGGGAGCCGGCGAACAACCGGGCAACCACCGCCGGGTTCCGGCAGTCTCCGCACAAGATCCGGTGGGGACCGATCGCCCACAGATCTCCTGGCCGAGTGATGGGGTTGACCGGGACAGGTGGGATGTTCTCGTCAGGGCCGGTTGCAGAACCACCGGTCTCTTCCTGCAAAAGGTCACGAAGCTCATCCTCGGAGAACCCGACCAGGGCCAGATCCAGTCCTTCCTGCTCCAGATCCGCGAGCTCGGCGGCGAGCAACGCCTCATCCCAACCGGCGTTCAGAGCCAATTTGTTGTCGGCGATGATGTAGGCCCGCTTCTGGATCTCGCTGAGGTGGTCCAGAACTATGACCGGCACTTCCGCCATGCCCAGTTTGCGGGCCGCCAGCAGGCGCCCGTGGCCGGCTATCACTCCCGAGTCGGAGTCGACCAAGATCGGCGCGTTAAAACCAAACTCCAGAATGCTCGCCGCAATTTGGGCGATCTGGGCCTCGGAATGCGTTCGCGCGTTCCTGGTGAACGGTGTCAGCTGCTCGCTTTTCCAGATCTCGATTCGCTTTGCCATGGATGTTGAAGACATCTCGTCCTCCCTTGGTGGTTCGTTGCCAAGCTGACTACCGACTACCGCGCCGACCGACTTACTGGCGCGACGACCCCCGACGACCTGATGACGACCTCTTGAGGCGTAGTGGCGCTAGCGCTAGCACGCTATGGGTTAACCCGCCCGCCTAATAGCAAGACCTAGTACCTTTTTAATCAATGGGTTAGAGCTATCCGATAACCGCATAATCACCCGTCAGAGTGGGTCGCAAAACGCCGTGCAGGGATGGCAGATCGCATTGCCACACCTCGTGAGTCAGGTTGTTTAGAGGGATCTTTCGGAGGGTGCGCTTGTGCGCTGGCCTGTCGAACCGGGCCCTTGATTACTTTATACGCCAGCGCCGGTGGATTGTATATAGGTGGTCGAATGGACGCCGAAAATGTTGGGCCGGGTCGCCCCGCCATCCGAGCAAGAATAGTCAGATGGGTTCGCACATTCCTGAGGCGGAAGTTCCAGATCGGCTTGGTCGCTACCTGGAGTATCTCGGCACCACCTTGCCCCACTGCGGTTTCCAGCAAAGTCGTTTTCCCTCGCCGCACAGCGCCGTTGGAAGTGCTACGGCAAGCACGACCGCCCGCAGTTCAGCGTGAAGGTCGGAACCGTGATGGAAGACTCCCCAATCGCCCTGGGAAAGTGGTTGATGGCCATGTGGCAGATTGTCAATCGCAAGAACGGCGTCAGTTCCTACGAAGTTCACCGCGCTATTGGAATTACCCAGAAGTCGGCTTGGTTCATGGACCATCGGATTCGGTTCGCTCTGGGGATGACGCCCAGGAAACAAGCTCTCTGGACAAATGGAAGCAGACGAGACTTTTATAGGCGGGCAAGGCGCGCAACATGCACGCCGAGAAGCGGGCCGCAAAAATAACCGGGGACTGGCAGCAAGGACAAGACCGCCGTCATGGGTATATTGGAGCGTGGGCCGAAGACTACCGGTAGCAAGGTTCGCGTCAAGGTCGTAGACAGACAAAAGAAAACCTGCAATCCGAAATTCGGGAGCATGTGCTTGCCGGTTCTGCGTTGTTCACCGATTCGCTTAGTCCTACGAAGGTTTCAGCGAGTTCCAGCATGAAGTGGTTGACCATGCTGTAAAGTATGTACGCGGCGAAGTCCATACCAACGGGCTAGAGAACTTCTGGAGTCTCGTGAAGCGCGGCCTGAACGGAACCTACGTCAGTGTCGAGCCGTTCCATTTGTTCCGCTATCTCGATGAGCAAGCGTTCCGTTACAACAACCGCAAGATGAATGACAGCGAACGGTTCGATATCCTTGTGCGGCAGATCATCGGCAAGCGGATTACTTGGAATCAACTCACCGGAAAACTGCCGGACGCTGCGACGTGTCTTAACTAAGAAAGAACAGAAGCGGGACGGACGCGGAAAGCATTAGAAGCTTCTTACTCCATCATTCCCCCCTCCGCTAGCGCTTGCATAAGATCTCTAACATGTCCGAACACACTGAGCGTTCTACCCGCGTCGTAGGGTGCGTCTCGTACGTGCATGACGTGGTTTCGCCATGCTTCTTTCAAATACATGAACTGGGAAGCCGCTTGCGAGTAAAATTTCTGCTGTTCCTTCCAGTCAGCCCCAAATGTAGAATCCATCTTTCTGACTTTTTTCTCGACTTCTTCGATAACGTTGTGCCAATTGGTATGGCTGAAATCAACCCCGAACTTTGTCGCCAAGGCGTTTAGGCCGCGCTCTAAGACTCGCATTGAATGAAAGGCTGTCGCCTCGTATTGCTCCAGCGCATAGCAGTTGCCGGCGTCCCGAATTTCGGGCACACATGAGGGGAATGCCGTGTTGACCTTTACCCCGAACAATTCGTCCTGCTGGAAGTACTTCTTCTTCTCGTCCTCGATGCTGAAGAAGAACTGTTTCCGAAGTTCGGTGCCAAAGGAAGCGTCCAAGGCGTTCAGGTGATTCAGTAGATCGTTAAATGTGTACTCCTCCCCCTTTCGAGCCACTTCCGCCTCAATATGTGAAACCAAGCCGGATGTGCTGCCCAAAGTTAAAGCCACACACTCTATACGCATCTCGGAAAGACATGCCACTACCTCTTCACGTGTATAGTCGTATAGCTTTTTCGGATACAAATTTGATTCGTAAATCCGAGCGCTTGCGCGCAGGCTTTCGAGGCGGCAAACCACCTCATAGAAACTAAACGAATACCGTTTAAGCATGTCCCACAAACTCACCAGCCTGTTGGAATTCTCTCGCCAGAGGCAGGCGGGTATTTCATGGCTAGTGACGGGTTCGCTGATTATGGTGGCGTCGGCTGCTACGGTCATGGTACACTCCTGGTATCCATAGCCGAACGGACCTTACGGTGTGTCACACCATGAAGTTCAAAAGCTATGCGAGGTTCCCGTCTTCACTGGACGCCAGCAGCGCCCGCATTTCTTCCAAAGAATCTCTTCAATTATAATGGAGAATTGCGTGTGAAAAACAAGAATTTTAATTGGGCGGTACAGCAATACCACAAAGTATTAATATTGAAAACAAGGGATTTGCGTGTGTCCGTTGAACCGCCGAAGCCGATCTCGTGATCGTCTAGCAACAGAGCGGGCTTGAATTCTCAACAACATGAAGCCTATAATCAGGCACGAGAATCTTACATGAGTAAAGGCCCGCAATTCGTGGGGCTCGCTGTGGCCATTACCGCGTTCGCTTCGTCTAGCCTTTTGGCTCAGGGAGTCACTGGCCCGTTTGGATTGCACCGGGGAATAACCCAAGAACAGATAATTCAAGTCGTCGGAAAGAAAGCCGTGGTAGAGATCAAGGATGACACCCTTGTATTCTCGACTGTCCCAAGGCCCCATCCAGCATTTGAATCATACGTGTTAGTCTTTTCACCTAAGGATGGCCTGCTGAAGATCCTTGCAATGGGCCCGGATATCAGGACCAATGGCTTCGGAGAGGTTATCCATGATTCCTTCGTGGAGATTCGGAATGCTATTGCACAAACCTACGGTCAGCCTGATAACATCATAGATTCCGTCAGAGCCGGAAGCATCTGGACGGAGCCTGAAGACTGGATGATGGGATTGTATAAGGGAGAGAGAGGGCTAGCCTGTGGGTGGGGCCACGCACTTCCGAAAGGCCTCTCGCTTATTATGCTTAGTGCTGCTGCAGCGTCCGTGGAGAAAGGTTACCTCAGGCTCACCTATCAATTTGACGGATGGAGCGAATATGCTGAGGCGAAAGCGAAAAAAGCAGGGACCGTGTTTTAACGATCATTGCCAAGATGCGGTTGTGCAAGGGTACACCTTTAGGAAAATCGGCGCTAGGAGGGAGCCAAGATGAAACCACTACCAGCGCCCGAAGTCCCGGGCAACACGGAATGGGAACGGTTCGACAACGCATTCCGCAAGATCATCACCGTGCCGAAAGAAGCCTTCGTGAAGGAAGAGGCGCGGTAAGCACCAGCTGGAAAAGAAGCGGGCCGCGAAAAAGGCACGCTGACACGCCACCTAGCCTGGTCCCCGAGGTTCGCCGGTGGCCCAACGAGCCAATGAGGAGCCGGAGGGCGCCAGACCGAGCACATGGGCACAAAAGGGGCCGGCCGTGTGCAGCCGCCATTTAACAACACGGCCAGCATGCGACCGGTTACCGGCTAGATCACCCCGAAACAGCCGACAGGGCGCGCATCCCACCTGGATCGGAACAGGGGCCCCGCGGAAGCATAGCTGCTCTGGCACCTTAGGACCTAGGCCCGGATGCCGGGCCGGAATCGGCGAAAGCGCCTGAGCGGGCGCGCGGCGCGCCCCGAGGCCCGGGTGGGACAATGAGCCAACTGGCAGCCAACCTGCGCAACACTGGGCACCGTGCTCGCAAACGATGCCAACGTCGTGCCCGCAGCAGGGTTTTCGGTGAACCTCTCATCTCAACTGCAATTCTTCCGATGGCACGTAGGTCCTAAGCGAGGTGCCGGGTGGTAACTAACAGCCTTGCCATCAGCCGGCCAACGACGAAGACACCGGGATTCATGAACGTCGTGAACATCATGAACTTCGGCAGAACGAGAGCGAGATACCCATGCAACCTTCCTAAGGGCTGAACTCGTTGATTCTATTATTATTTTCTATAAGTACGTAAGAGGTGAGGATCGGCTAGACACGTTCACGGAGTGGTGCAACCGACGTTCACGAAGTTCATGAAGTTCACCCCGCGTGGGAGGCGACTCTCTGGCCGCATCATTGATACCGTTTTTCGAGTGCAGCCATCTTGGCTTTTTCCACTTCGAACTGGTAGCCATTTGCAGTCCGCCGAGTTTCGAATCCTAGGGAGCGAACAAGGCTTCCTGCCCGCTTGGCGGTAAAAAATTGTGGCTCATCACCGTCAGCAGTTCTAGCCTGCTTGGCAGCTTCCGGCTCCTGGTCCTGTCTCAAGTCGCTGGCTTTCTGGGCGACGTCCTTCACGAAAAGCACCTTACCGTTAGTACTTCCGGCCAACTGGCGGATCGCCTCAAAAATTAGAGCTTGCGGTCTCTCGGCCCTTTGTTCTGCGGCACAAGCGCCACAGAACTCGACGAGGCGAGAGCGAAAGCCCGGATTACTAGAGACAGCGACCAGAGGCACGATGATCTCGGTCATCCTGGGATCAAGACTGAGCAGCTTCGATTGATCGAGGGCTATTTGTCTGTAGGTCCTAAATCGCCACATCAATAATCTATTTCTCAAACGCTCTGCTTCCTGGTAAAACGCGTCTGGCAACTGCCGCGTTATGTCCTCGCGGATTTCGCCTTCGTGGGTTTCGAGCGTAAGGCAGCGACTTTCCAGGGCGAGGTCCTCGAACCGTTTCCGGGTTGTCAGGATCTTCGGACAATAACAGTCGAAAGCCTCTGGTCTATTGTCTTTGTCACACCGCCATACTGGCAGTCCTTTCTTGTAGCCGCCGTTCAAAATCTTGATGATGTCGCTCCACAGATCGCTACTGCGATAGTCAGATTCGTCCAGAAAGAAAGTCCCGCGAAAATGTTCCAACAGGCGGAAAAAGGGGGCCGAGGTGGTTGCACCGCCTCCGATGATCGTTCTGTAGCACAGGTGCGCGACCGTCTGAGCCATCCTCGTCTTCCCGGATTGAAAGTCCCCTAAAAACCTGAGATAAGGAATTGCGTTGAACCTGTCATAGACCCAAGTTAGCTTCGCGAACTCGGCCATCAGTTCCTCCCAAAATGGCGGAACATCGGAATAGCGTCGTATGAACGCGCGCAGGTCCGCCCCTAAATCCTCTTGGGTCCCATAGTCTACCGCCGCTGACGGAAATAGTACGAGGCCCTTCGCTATCAAGTCGTTGTGGTCACCGGGCGGGGTGAATTTCTTAGTGCCCCGGACGAGACAGTCTTCCGTGGTCACCGTTCCCTCCGCTGTGTATAGAGCGTACGACAGCGCTTCATCTCGTTCGGGGTCAAAGGTGGTTTCGGCCATCTCCGTGTTGCTGATGAAACTGAACCTCGGAACTGAAGTTAAGTTTTCCTTGCCATCCTTTCCTTCTCGAAGGGCTCGATCGCTGCTCATCCCAGAGCCTGCCCGCAGACCCTAATGATCCGAGCGCCAACGCGCCGTTCCGGCGATGATACCGAACGGCCAAGATATTGATTCAGTCCAGCACTTGCGAAGACCTGACGGATATTCGACACCCGCCGGTAAACCGTTGCCCGAGAGAGGCCCAGCCGGCGGCCGGTGTCGACGACGCTCTCCGACTTGAGCAAGATCGCGATCGCTGCAAGTTCGGTGGGCAGGGTCGCGATCACTTTGCCGATATCGAACCGCAGTTCCGTGCGTTCGCGCGCCGACAGCGCACTCCGGCCGACCCGGGCCTCGTAGTCGTCGGCGGACACGTTGTCACGGAACTCAGCAGAGCCCCGGGCACCAAATTCAATCGGATCACTTAGAGAATTTTGGCACAGCCGATGGTCGCGGCATGCAGCCGTCCGAGCCTTGATCAAATTGGCAGCTCCGTTATTCACAATTCGGTGTATGAAAGTGCTGCTACTCGATTTGGTTGCGTCGAATTTCTGGAGCCGGGGCAAGCAAGCGAGCAGGAGTTCCTGGTGAACGTCGTCCCGGTCAATCCCGTAGGTCCTAGAGACTCTGGCGGCAGTGCTCCAAACTAAACCCATTAAAGCTGGGTCGACCGGTGAAAGCGTTGGCGCTGGGCTCATTCGCCACTCCTTTTCCCACCTTGGTCGGATTCAGGCTTTGCGGGTATCGCGAACTCGAGCAGACACGGCAGACCGCGCCGAAACTCCAGCCGTTCAACGGTGCCGTTTCTAAGCGCGGCGAACTCCCTTAGGAGGTCGATGATCGGGGCCTTGAGAATCCAGTCTTCCGTTGCCGAAACCGCGGCTTCTTCCGACGATCCAATTCTCTTCACCCTGACCAGCCGGGGAGGCGGATCGAATGCCGGCTCTCCATTAACCAGGGGCAGGTCTTCGAATCGGCCATACTGAACGTCACGCATGATCGAAATGAGAAGCTTGGTCGCCTGAGGCAGGTCCGACAACCGGGGTGGGCGTCCCATGTGCGCTGCCTGGCGCTCTGCAGCAAGGTGATGCTCCATTCCGCATCGCGGCATCGAATCGTTCAATCGCGGATGTGCTTGAAAATTGTCGTTAACCATCGGGTGCGGTTTTAGAGTAGGCTAGCAGAGTGTCCATACACAAGCAGACATTGCGCGGACAGGCGGAAAACAAACCTAAGAGGCTTCAGCTTGCTGACATTAGATGGTCAAGGTTCGACAGGTACGAGCTTCAAGACGGATACATCCGACCGGCGGCGGGCGCGACGTTGTCGCACTACAATCCGTGGGAACTTTACGAGAAAAGCAAGGTGGACCGCGGAGTGGATCCGCCATACCTCGATCTCTTAAGGTTGAATTCACAGTTAGGCGAGATGTTTCAGATCCGCCTGGGATCAGGAGTAGTCGGATTGAGGCCAGGAAGCAATCGATGGATTCAGATCCCACCAGCACACCAGACGCTTCTGATTGAGTGGTGTGCCCACCACGGGCTGCTGGGAGTGTTGCCCCATGAATTCCATTCAGTCACTCTCGCCGCACGATGGGGAGAGTTGGGGAGGAAGTCTCCGGTCTCAGCAGTAGTAAAGCAGTTTAGCCGCATTGGTGGAGAATGGAAGGTTCTTAAATGCGGTCACGCTGTGGACCCAACTTACCCTGGTGCGGACAGCGTTCCGCGAGAGTTGATCGGAAGTGTCGTACCTCAGGCCAGAGTCCCGCTTGGCTGCCCAATGCCTGGCGCTGACGGTTTTCAGGACCGCCCAACCGGTGGGAATTGGGTCCATGAGAGTTTGAGCACCAGTTGGGGCAGGTACTTTCCTTCTGTACGGCCGCGCGAATGGGATAACTACGATTACCCGTGTCCCCTGACCGATGAGTTTTGGCGTCTCTATGCGGAGCCGATCGATACTTTTCTGCGGTATGCTGCGTTGTTGGATCAGGCAGTTCAGTTTCTGACGCCCACGGTGAAGTTCAAGGATGAGTTGGAACAGCAAGAAGCGCGCTTACACTTCGACACGCTTCTCGCTCCTGCCGCTCAGATCGCGAGCCGCGGGGCAGACGGCAGCCTTGAACAGCGTTGGCGCTTTCCATCGCTTATCTCCGCTTTCATGGAAATGGCATTTCAGGACGCGCTCGCTGGAAAGTATCGACTCCAATGTGGCGCTTGCCACGCCCCGTTTGTTTCCGATGCGTACCAGGCGCGGTACTGCTCAGAACAGTGCCGCTACCGACAGCAAAAGCGCAATCTTCGTGCCCAGATCAGCCAAGCGAAAGAGATGGCCAAAGGGGGTAGTAGGCCGCAAGACATCGCCCTCGCAATGGGCAAACCCGTCGCAAGCATTAGAGGATGGCTCAAGCATTGGTAGTGTCTGAAATCTGCGTTGACGAACCTTTGAAACAGCTAGCGCTAGGTGTATTAGTCACAAAACGCTTCGTGTGGCGCGCCTGCGATGGAAGCAGGGTTGACGAATCGCGTATGGGAGTTAGCCGAACTCCTGGCGTGATAAACTCAAAGGTTCGGAGGGAAACGCTGTCAAGCTTGGCGGCGCGCTAGCGTTTGCTCTTTCGCTAGGGATTAGTGTATCACAATCCCGGAAAGTGCGAAATGAGCTATCGCGGAGATGCCAGCCTGCTTATATGTGGATCGGTAGTTGAAATTAAAATGCCTACTGCAATACTCCTGCTATATACACCCGGTAGGCTTGTTATGGGAGCTGATGGTAGGAAGATGGATCGTAGCAATCCATCCAAGGGAACCGACTCAGCGCAGAAGATCTTCGGCATCGGGAACGGGACCAATCACATAGCCTTCGCATTGGCTGGGGTGGCCGAGTACACCGATGAACAAGGTGAAATACTATTTGACTTCAATAAGGAGATCATCGCAGCCTCTAGAGAGCTCATCGGGAAAAGATGCAAGAATCTCTATGGCTATGCCACTCGATTGTCAAGAATCATAAGTAAGCAGATCGATAAGGCCAAAGAGCGTGGTGGAATTTCAGATCTAGAGGGATCTCCTTCCAGCCTCACTCTGGAAGGGAAGGATATCGTTATGATCTTCCTGGCCGGATTTTTCAACGACACGCCGGAAGTAATTGCTATAAGGCTCTGGCACAGAAATCAAATATTGCGAACCCCGGAAGTCTCACGACTGTTGGTAAACGTGGGAACTCGCTTGCTCACCGGAGCCCCGCAAATTTTCAATTTGGTACTCAACACGGACGATCCTCTATTTTCCGCATACCGCACATACCGCACATATAGGGGTCGCATTCCGTCTGTCCTGCAGCAAGCCGCTATCTGTGAGAACTATGTCCGCGCATGCTCTGACCCGGAGGCCATCAAGATTGAACCGTTGTGTATGAGCATTGGGGGGCACGTCCACGTCGCTACGATAACGCCAAGAGAAGGGTTCCAATGGGTAAAGGGATTCGAGCCGATGGCTTCCATTACGCTATGAAGAGCGCTAGTATTTGGCAGGATGTCCAACACGGTATTCGACTTCACGATTGGCTGCTGCTTGGTCGCAGTCGTTTTGGCTCTCGGTGGGTGTTCGCGTTCTCAGCCTCCTGCACCAAAGAAGCCAGAACCCCAGCCGGAACCGCCCAAATTTTCCATGACCAGAATTGATGGGGGTCCGCTAACGAAATACGCTCCTGGCATTAAAGGGTTGACAAAACCAGTCGCCGGGACATCCCTGCATCGCGCGCTCATTATTCTGAACGATTCCACGAGCCCGATAGAGATCAGTAATTTTGGATTCCACACGTCGGACGAACTTCTATCGTCCGAGCCTTGCACGCCCGCAGAACAACTCGCCAATTCTACGGGTTGGAACTGTGCGAAGTTGACCTACGTTCTCAGATGGTCCCTGAAGGCGCGTGCAGCGGTCACCGTATGGGAGGTCCACAATTTGGTCTTTGACGCGATGAATCGATTCTTGTGGGATGACAAAATCACCAATAATGCACGGAGCGGAGACGATGCCGGCATCGAAGCAGGAATGGAACATAAAACCGACCGTGTGGCATGGTGGAATGCTTCTCAAACGGGAAAGCTCAGCGAATGGGTAACGAGCGTCCTAATCGTAGGTGCAGCCCGAACGAAGGAAAATACAATTTGGACCTGCGACAAGCCGGGTTTGCAGTCGCAGATGAAGCCCCTGTCTCTCGAAATACCCGCGCTACTGCGGAGCGAGCCGGCCCCCTAGAGGGAAATCTTGGCCTCATATTGCAATTTGCAATCAACGCACCCTCCAGGCACTACCCAAGCGTTGAACGCCGACAGGGCGTGACGGAGAATGACAACATGGCGGCGGTCTACCTTAAGCACCTTAAGCCACCGGTTTCCGACCGCGCCAAGCATTCCTCTGTCGTCCCCAATGGGCGATTGCCGTCACCGTTCGAAGGCGGCGCTCCGAAATGGGGTCTCGCCCCGTGGTTGTTCCTGGGAGGAGCAATAGGGCCTCCTGTATGTCGGGAGCTAGGAGCAACAGATTCATGATCTGAGTCACGCGGGCCCGGGTGACGTACCCGAGCCGCGCCAAGTCAGCATAGTCGCGCACTTCACCGCGTTCCACCATGCCCTGGAACTTGATCGCCAGCGCCATCAGGCGGGTAACCCGCGGCAGCTTCCCCGGCCGATGTCGGTGGCGGCGAAAAAGGGTACCAGTTCAGCGGTCGAGAGGGAGCCAGGTGTAGGGTTACGCTCTGGCCTGCGGTGGGGCG